CATAAACTTATGTGTAGTCCATAGCCACAATATACAATCTTTTGATGCTGGCAATTTTATTGCTTTTATTTCACTTAAACTCATTTCAGGATATGGATTAGCAGCCCGACGCCCGTTTGGATCATATTTTGTGCCATAAGGCCAAGGGGGGTCTATAACGATAACGTCAAATAATCCTGATGGCGGTTGAAACTTGTTTGATTGAATTTCTTCGATTTGTTCTTCAATGTTTTCTTTTCGTTGTATCTGCTTTGCGATTTTTAGAACGCCATTGGTTGTTAACTCTTTTCCATCTGCTTTTGTACGTTCTATAAAATCCTTAAATGTTTCTTCAGGAACGGCTGCCACCTGTTGCCACCTGTTAGCATCCTGCCTTGAGATTTCAGCATCTTGTAAAGTTTCTGTATAATCAGATAAAAGATGTCCAACGTTGGACATCTTTTCCATTGTGTTTCCTCTACCAGAACCACTTCCCCTTTCCAGCTGTGCTAAAAATTCACCGGCTTTTCTACGCGCCAATATTGCAATTTCTGCCGCGTGATTTTGTGCATCTAATCCAAGTTTTGCAGCCCTGGCATAAGTTTTTGCAGCTTCAGCAATATCTATAACGTGTTTTACTTCATCTAGTGATTTTGCTTCAATAAGCATCTGTGTAGCTTTTTCAAGTTTTGCTAATGTCATTTGTTCTCCTTATAAGAAAACAGCCAACCGATTTTAGTTGTCGAGACGAAAGCCGGTTGGCTGTATTTCACATGATAGGTTTTGGTGCTTTCGTCTCGACATAACTAATGAAATCATATCACACACGTTACAATCTGTCAAGGGTGTAGATAGTGTAACGGAGGAGTGATGGGTCATTCCTGCGCTTCTTTTTCAAGTTGTTCGATGTCAATGGATGTTTTTGGTATGAATAGCTTTACACCGTCGATTAACACATAAGTGCCATATTTTGTGTGTTTGATAATTTTTCCTTCCCCGGTTGGCAATAAATGTAAAGCGCCTGGTGCGTTTGAAATATCTGTCATTGGTCACGCCATCTCCCTTACCAGCCGCTTAGCGAACGCCTGAAGCTCGTTTGTGTTACGCATTGTTGGCCATCCGCTTATAAATAGCGTGTACCCGTTGTTTGGTGATCCCAACCTTATCAGCGATCTCCTGGTAAGTTTTGCCAGCTTTACGCATTTGTAATATCTGCTCATCACGCTGGTGTAATTCGACAAGCTCTTTTATCTTATCCTCTAATTTTTGCATAGCGTTTACCTCCATATATCCATTATACACGAAAATAACCCTGTGTCAATAGCGAATTGAATTATAATATTGATAGTAAATTTCCTATTGACATATTGCTAAAAAGTTGTATAATGGTATTAGATTGAACAAAAAAAAGGAGCGATTGAAATGGAAAAATACAAAATTTTAGCAGATTATCGAGGACACGAGGTAGAAATCACAAACGTGATTGAAGGCAGACGTAACCTGGTGAGCGTTTCCACCACCGACGGGAGCAAGCCATTCAATAAAGTTTACTTCGGGGCTGGTTCAAGTATGGAAGCCAACACCATGGTTTACCAGGATTTGCTCGACGACATTCGGATCGTTGAGGACGACCCATTCCAACCAGACGACACCCAACCAGAACCGGAAGAACCGGAATACGACCCATACATGGACGAACAGCAGATGTTCGCATATTTACGACGAGGTGAAGGATGATAAACCCACTTATCGAATCAATGTTGAATAAATACGACCCTGAATATGACGTAAGACCAGGTCCTAGAATAAGTAGCGTTGAAATGGACCTAAAAAACGAGATTGAAACTTTGAAAAGAGGATGAAATGATGAACAAAGACGAACTAATCAAAATATTGGACGACCATAAATTATGGCTGCGTAACGAGGATGGTAAATGTGCTGATCTCCGTTATGTCAATCTCAGTGGTGCCGATCTCAGTGGTGCTGATCTCCGTTATGCCGATCTCAGACGTGCCAATCTCAGTGGTGCTGATCTCGATTTTTCTTGCCTACCATTATGGTGTGGTAGCAATGGACTGGTAGTAGACCGTAGGATTGCGGCGCAGATAGCAGCACATTTTTGTGCGTTGACCTGTGATGATCCTGATTATCAACAGGCTAGGGATGCAATATTGGAGTTTGCGAAAACCAGTCACAGAGCTGGTGAATTGGGGTTGGACGAGGTGACGAAATGACAGAGTTCACGAGTGAAAAAATGGCAGAATGGCGACACATGATAAAAAATATCCGCAGTCAACCTGTTGAAAATGGAACGAAATGTTAGGAATAGCAATAGCGATAGTGCTAACAACAGCCTTAATGGCGAAGATGTGTGACTTATTTGACGATTTAGTATTTGGAAAGGAAGGATGAAATGAGTGAACAAGGATTGGCAATACGTGATGGAAATTTGTTTATAGCCCCTGTGGTAAATGTGCAGGGTGCATTACAACGGTATCAGGATATGAAAGATTTTATTGAAGGCATCCTGAGAAAAGATGTTGACTACGGAGTGATACCGGGAACGGGCAAGCCAACGCTTTTGAAGCCTGGTGCCGAAAAATTGACCACGTTTTTCGGATTATCCGCTGAATTTCAGATCATCGAAAAGGTTGAGGATTGGACTGGCGAAAATCATGGCGGAGAATCATTTTTCAATTATTGGTACAAATGTAGAGTGACGCGGAACGGAAGTGTTGTAGCCGAAGGTGAAGGCAGTTGCAATAGTTTTGAAAAGAAATACCGCTATCGTTCAGCAAATATCAAATGCCCTGCATGTGGAAATGAAACAGTAATAAAAGGAAAAGCTGAATATGGTGGTGGATGGTTGTGTTTTACTAAGAAGGGTGGATGTGGCGCCAAATTCAAGGATGGTGATCCAAAAATCGAAGATCAGCCACGTGGACAGATCAAGAACCCTGATATTGCCGATATTGTGAATACGTTGCAGAAAATGGCGCAAAAGCGCGCTTACGTGGCAGCGGTGCTATTAGCCACAAACGCAAGTGAATATTTTACCCAGGATGTTGAAGATTATATTGACGCTGATTTTGTCGCTGTGGATCCAGAGAAGAAACAACCTGCTAAACAGAAGCAACAACCAAAACAGTCGGAAGCTCCAGAATGGATGGACGAACACGAACCATCACTTGTCAGCACAGCTGTTGAATTGGGTGGCAAGGTAAAATCATCCATGTCATTGGAAACAGCGGAAGCGGTTACGTCCAGCGATGGTGTGCGCTACGGTGACATTGAAACCGATAAACTGGTACACATGGCAAACGCCATCACCAAGTCAATCAAGAAAAACGGTATCAGCCACGAAGAACACGAAGAACGACAAATGAAACTCGATGCAATTCGTGTCATATTGGAAAATAGAAACGGGTAACCGATTTCATTTCAACCTCCTTAGATGGGGTAGGCTAATCACCTACCCCAAAGAAAATAAAGGGAGAGGAAGGATAGAGAGAATGAACGAGAAACAATTGAAAGAAAAACTTGACGTGTTAGGCGAGATAATCGCAATTCGTGAAAATCTAATCAGCGAAAAACAAACATTGCTAGACGGTCTTATTCCACCTGAAATCAAATTGAAGATGCAGGATATTGAGGAAGAATTTGAGGACAAGATCACACAGGCAAACGAGAACGTAAAATCACTTGAGGATGTTGTCAAAGCAGAGGTTAAAAACTTTGGTCAATCCGTGAAGGGTGAACTCATTCAAGCGGTATGGGCTAAACCACGTGTCACATGGGATAACAAGGGACTTGATGGATTCATGGTTGCACATCCTGAAATTAAAGCGTTTCGCAAAGAAGGCGAACCGAGCGTATCAATTCGATTCAATAAATCATAAGGATAAACGATGACAGCTATACTATGCGAAAAATGCGGAGATTACGGCTTTGACATGGTTGACGGCGTGTGTTCAGTGTGCCTTGACGGACACGAACAAGCACAACCAGAGCCGACAAAGCCGACATGTGCTTATTGTGGCAAGCCTGCCGACCAGTTATATCTCGTGTGGGTAAACGGTGGCAGGATTGAGAAGAATTTTTGCGACAACACGTGCGCAAATTATTATCAGATGGGAGCAGAGGGATAAGATGAAATCACGTACAATAGAGATTATCGACAACCATATCAAGGCGTTGGAAGAAGAGCTTGAATGGTATCAGCAGAAAAACATTGAATTGCAAGATAAATATGACATTGAAAAAGAACAGCTTGAGCAAGAGCGCGATTATCTGGACGGTAGATGTGCGGCACTTGAGAATGACTTAGTGCTTGATGACGTAGTAAGCAAATTGGACAAGGTGAAAACCAGGCTGGCAGAGCTGGAAGCACAACAGCGGTGGATACCGGTGAGTGAACGTGAACCAGAAGAAAATAGATATGTATTAGTGACAGACGGAAAACAGGTATTTGAAGCGAAATGCTATAAGAAATATGACGAATTAAAATGGGTTTGGCAAGGATATGACATTGATGAAAATATAACACATTGGATGCTAAAACCCCAACCCCAGAAGGACGGTGAATGATGAGCGAAGATATTGTAATGTTAACTTTTGAAGAAGCTGAAAAAATTCTACCAGATAGAGATGTTATACATACGTTTAGACAAGGTGGAATTGCGTTAATTGGTTGTGACTGGGATAAGCAAGACATCATAGACACAATAAAAAAATTCAGCAATACCGTACAATTATCCGGCACAACTGCTACATCAATGGGGCATGGTATTGTGCTTGAAGATGATAAAGGATATTTGTTTATCGAAACGAAAGAGGTTACCCCATGACAGAGTTTACACCTGAATGGATTGCGAAGGCTAGAAATG